AGTAAATTTAGAAGAAGCTATAAAGTTTTCAAAAATATGGACTCACAAAGGTGTTTACATCCCATTAAGTGATGCTGATTGCCAATTTGCTACAGATTTTAGCAATGTTGTGTTGCGTAATTTTATTCAAATGTGTCAAGAGCAGACACAGCAAGAAGCGGAGCTAAACAAGCCGAAGAAATTAATTATTGAAGGTGTATAAAAAGTTTTAATTCGCGGTAGCTTAACTTGGTAAAGCTTTCGGCTGTTAACCGAAATGATATTGGTTCGAATCCAATCTGCGGAGCCATATATGCAAGAAATTTATGATAATGTCTGGGTCGGAGACGATTCGGATTATGAAAAGGTGAAGGATAAAAAAGATTGGCGAGCAGTCAGAATGTGTAAATATGGACCCGGAGGGCACAAAGAAACTCTTGGGTACGATACACCCGGCGCTCCAAAAGGTAAAAATTACCTTTCTGTAGAAGCGCCAAATCGAATAGCCATCAACATTCTCGATATGGAAGACCCCAACATGATTCCTTGGGAGTGCATCACAACCGCACTAAATTACGCTAAGGAAAAATTAGATGAAGGTTACAAAATACTAATTGCCTGCAATTCAGGACACAGCAGAGGCCCTACAACGGGCCTTATGTTTTTGCGTGCAATAGGTGACATGCCACATAATTTTCACATGTCAGAACGAATTTATAGAACCCTGTATCATAAATATGACCCCGGAATGGGTATGCGCCAAGTGGCTAGAAGTCATTGGGCAGAGTTAGACCGTATGGAGTTATAATGGAAGCACTGAAAGCGCCTTTTCAAAACCTTGGTGATAAAATCACAAATGCCAAAACTGATGCTTCTTCTGCTATGGATAAAATAGCAGGCAGAGCGCAAGCTGCTTGGAATACAAGTCCGTTGCACAAAGTCCTAGCTGGTGGGGATACAACTTACGATAATCGTGATTCTAATTTGAAATCTGAATCATCAAAACCGGCACCAAAAGGAACACCGGCTAAACCGAAAATGCCTAAGTATCACAAAGGAACGGATTACGTACCGAAGACGGGGCCTGCTGTTTTGAAGAAAGGTGAGGCGGTTTTAGATACGAAAGAGGCAGCGAAGCATCGTGCAGCTAAAGGAAAAACTATGACAAAAGTCAATGCAATGAGTGGTGCACAGGATGCCCTTGGTGGTAAATCTGATAAGCCCAAGAAAGAGATTAAACATATTAAAACAGAGAAAGCTAAGAGTGGTGGATATATCCATACTCATGTGCATACTCATCCAGAGCATCACCCAGATGAACAACATGTGACTCCTGACCAAGATGGCATGGTAGCTCACATGATGGAGCACATGGGGACACCTAATCCCGGAGAAGCAGACGCAGATGCGGGACAAAGCGGAGTAGCGGCGGGCGCAGCGGGCGGAGCACCATCTCCTGCACCAGCAGCGGCTCCTCAAATGTGAGGAATAGTAATGGCAACAGAAAAGAAACATAACGTATCACTTTATCGTGCAATGCACCACCTTAATAAAGGAGGTTTGCACCGCGCGCTAGGTGTACCAGAGAACGAACCAATTCCTGCTGAAAAGTTAGCCGCAGCGAAGAATTCGAAAAATCCTCATGTAGCGCACATGGCACACTTCGCAGCTACAATGGAACATTTTAAGCACTAACGCAACCGGGAGGGTAAATGCGTCTAGAAAAGCTACAACAACTATACGCATCGTGTAAAGCGAACCCTAATTATCACTTCAAAGATTTAAGTGACGAAGAATATTTGGCTAAGGCTAAGAAAAGCTTTAGCAAACTACCGGAGCAACAAAAGAACAAAGTGGTAACAAAATGGGGCGAAAAGATGCAGAAGGAAGGTTTGGACCCTTTCTCTGTTGAATGCGCTAACAATTTAGTTCTATACCGATTTATGGCTCAGACTAATTTGTTCTTTCTTTGCCATCTACTTGAGAGTTATAACTCTACCACCTTAAACACGCATGAAGATATTTGTAACGCTTTTTTTGTGCAGAAAGACCCAACCTATATTACCTTCGATCATTTTGCCGATCAATATACTGACTTGAAGCAGAGAATGCTATTAGTCCCAAGAGGCGGATTCAAGTCTTCTATCGACATGGCGGATTGCGTACAATGGGTTATTTGTTTTCCTGCTATAACGATTGCCATTCTAACAGGTGTTTTGCAACTCGCAAAAGACTTCGTAGGTGAAGTGAAAATGCACTTTACTTATGTTGAGTCTGGAACAGATACAAAAGGCAAGCCAGTATACGGCGTTAGACAGATCATGGATAAACAAACCGGAGACTGGTCTGACAGCTTATTTCAGTGTCTGTTCCCGGAGCACTGTCTATCACCGTTAGAAGGCAACCAGTTAGAATTTCAGACTCCTGCTGCCGAAGAGGCAAAGGAGCCTAGCGTAAGAGCCGCATCTATTGACCAAGCACTGTCGGGTAGTCACTATAACGTCTTGAAGTTAGATGACGTTGTGACCAATGAGAACACCAAGACAGAAGCTAGAATCAAAGATACTATTAAGCAAATTAGTATTGATAACGGTCTATTGAACCCGAATGGTTTTTATGACGTAATTGGTACGTGGTATGATGAGCGAGATTATTACGGTGTAACGATCAGAAAGGTTGAGAAACGTGCCAAGGATGAAGGACTATCCGGGTCGATTATAGGCAGTGTGGATAGCGGGCGTTTCAACGCAAACCTTAGCTTCAAGATTTATCTTAGAGCCTGCTGGTGGCCTACAGAGGCTGCTACCAAGGAAGGTAAAATTGAAGATGAAATGGTTAAGAGTGATTGGGTTCTTTGGTTCCCAGAAAGACTTAGCTACGAGTTTCTACGCAATAAGCAGAAAGATGATTCTGATTTAGATGACGAGGAGGGGGACACTGGATACTTTGCTATTAAGTATCTGAATAACCCGCGCAAGGCGAATAGAATTAAGTTCCCTCGTGAACTACTAACTCGTCGCACAATTCCACATAATCAGTTTCCTCCGCAGGGAATCGTTGTAACGGCGGTAGATACCGCGTACAGCACTAAATCTTGGGCTGATTACACAGTCATTTTGACTGCTCTTATTTTTGGTGGTAGATTTTACATTATCAACATGGTAAGAGGACGATTCAATGAATATGATTTACCGAAGATTATTGCTCAAGTAGGCAACAAGTGGAAGCCAAGACGAATTGTAATTGAAGATTCAGTAGGCGTGAAATGGATGGGCAGAGAACTTAGACGGGAAATGGACAATCTTAAAATTGTCATTCCTGTTGAATATGTGTCTCTAGGAACAGGTAGTAAGCTTAGATCAAAACAGCTTAAAGCCAAGCCCGTCCTAAGATTGCTTGGTGACGAACGTTTGTACTTTCTGAATTCTTGTGAAGGTTTAGAAGAAATATATAATGAACTTGAGAAATTTACAGGTACAGGTGAAGACGCACATGATGATATTGTGTCTGCCATATCTCTATTAGTTGAGCAGTTTATTGGTTATGCCGATGTTGATAGCAAAATTAATTCTATACAAACCTCATATGTAGCAAACGCTCAATCTCAAGCCGCGCACGATATGATGTATTGTCTTGGTAAATTTGCTAAATTAAATGAAGCAGGGCTAGTTGACGATAACCCTGTAACGCAATATCAAGCACAGCAGATTGCGCAACAGGTACACGAGCCTTTTGTAGACCCATTATCCGATTTACTTGGTTAGGAGGCTTCATGGCAGAGAAAACTATTAAAACCATTAGAGAGTCTATCATTAGAGAATTTGAAAAAGACTTTCCAGAAGAGAAGGTATATGGCAAGGTTTTCTCATTATATCTTCTTGATAGGTACGCTACGCTAATGTTTAAGATTTATGAGAGAGCAAAGAAGTAGGAGCTAAAATGCTACTAGAATCAGATAGCCCAAAAACAGGTGCGGATTTAACACCAAAAGATTACAATACTGAAGGTGAATTAACAAATAAAAGCGCCGAAGTAAAATTGGTTCTAGGAGCAGCAAGTAAGGCAGAGCAATTTATTCAGAATAAGCAATACGCGCTATTGTGGCGTGATTCTGACCTACTTTTTCAAAGCCCTCGTCCAATGTCTGTATTCGAAAATACATACATTTTGGAACCTAATGTACAACGCTTCACAGTCGCAAAAGTTGTAAATGCTATCGTACCTCAGTTATATAAAGGACTGTTCTATCAGGACCCTCCAATGGTGTTGCGTCCGCGTCCCGGAACGTCACAGAACGTAGTGGATGC